TTCGAGATGCTATCGCGCGCCCGGTAGCGGAAAGAAGTGTCGATCTTCTCGCGGGCGGATTGCGCAAAGCGGTTGCGCCAGGAGAGCGGCCGTCCGTCAGCGCCGACAGCCATGTCGATCAGCGCGTGATCAACGATCTCGTCATGACCCCGCATCCCTGAGACAAAGAGGCAAGATCGACCCTTGTAGATCGCTCCCATCGGCGCGTCAGGAAGATCTGGGACAAAACATTCATTATAGGCCAGATCCACAAAGCCCGCCTGATTGCCAAAGGCAGGCCGCGCCTCGAGATGAGCTAGTAGATCGGCCCAGAGCATGACCCCGCCCATGCCGTTTGCCGTACCAGGGTTTGCGAACTCGAAGACGGCAATTGATACATAATCAGGTTTGACATCGACCGCGTAATGGCGCGGCACGCCGCAATTGGTGATGGCATAAAGCCCGGTCTCGATCACGGTGCGGTCCTTTTCAGCTGGTCGACCTCCTTTGCGAGGTCCTTGATGGCCTCCACGAGGAGGCCCACGAGATTGCCATAAGCGAGGCGCAGAATGCCCTCCGTCTCGACGACAGCCTCCGGCGAAACCGCCTGCACGTCTTGCGCGATGAGGCCCATCTGTCGGGTATCACAGCCCGCCATGGCGAAAGTGACCCCAGTCAGCGCCCGCACTTTTGCCAGCGCATCTGCGATGGGTGCGATGTCGGATTTGAGGCGCGCGTCTGAGGAGGAGACGAAGTTCGGGGCGGTCACGACACCGCTAAAGGTCGCTCCCGACAGCCGGGCAAAGGCGCTGGCGTGGTTGCCATCGAGAAGGTCGGCATCAATGCCAGAGCCAGACCCATCCACGGTCACCAGCTTGGCCAGAACCTGTGCCGCGGTATCGGGAGACCCATCTGCTCCCGCGGGACCTTGAGGGCCTGTCGCACCTGTTGCCCCCGTCGCACCTGTTGAGCCTTTCAGGTTGACGTAAGCCCCCCAAGTGGAACCGTTGTAAAAGCGCAGGCTGGTTCCGGACCATTGATGGGCGGGCGTCGGTCCTGTGGCACCCGTTGGGCCCTGAGGACCTGTCGGGCCTGTGTCACCTTTTGTGCCTGTTGCCCCGGTCGGACCTGCCGGACCTTGCGGTCCAGTTGGGCCGGCGTCGCCCTGAGGCCCAGTTGCACCGGTTGCCCCTGTGGCACCAGTTGCCCCCTTAAGATTTACGTAAGCGCCCCAGGCGGTGCCGGTATAGAACCGAAGGCTCGTGCCAGACCATTGATGCGCCGGCGTTGGACCCGTGGCACCTGTTGGGCCCTGTGGACCCGTTGCTCCTGTCGCGCCAGCATCTCCCTTTGGTCCTGCTGGCCCGGCCGCACCTTGGGGACCGGTCGGCCCGGTGGGGCCTTGCGGCCCAGTCTGTCCAAGTTCGATCACGGTTTCGGACCCGGAGACACGCTTCAGGAACAGCTTTCCGTCGGTGACATTCACCGCCAACTCTCCCGCAGCGAGTTGTGCCGTGCTGGGCACCCGGCCGGCCACGGTCGTTCGTTTTACCAGAACGGTATTTGCCATGATCAGAATGTCCCACCATCAAGGGTGATCCCGTTGATCGACCCCCCGGTGATCGCGACATTGCTGGAGGCTTGCGTGGCCATGGACCCCAGTCCGAGGTTCGACCGCGACGTTGCTTTATTGGGGAGGTCGGACAGGTTCGATGCTGCGGAGAGCTTGCCTGCCAGCGCATTCGTGACCGTGGTCGCAAAGTTCGGATCATCGCCCAGCGCTGCAGCCAACTCGTTCAGCGTATCCATGGCGCCGGGAGCGGCATCAATAAGCGCACCGATGGCGGCAGCCACAAAGGCTGTTGTCGCAATCTGCGTTGTGTTCGTACCGGCCGTTGCCGTGGGCGCCGTCGGCGATCCTGTTAGAGCCGGCGATGCGAGAGGTGCCTTTGCATCGAGCGCAGTTTGCAGACCCGTGACTTGCGCGATCGAATGGCTGTGGCTGGAAGGCGTAAAGCTTGTGGGCTTGCCAGTGATCCCGGCCCAGGGAGCGGTATCCGCAACTTCCGCGGCATTAACCTTGCCATCATTGTCGGTGTCATAGGTGGATTTTGCCATGTCGCCGGCGCCAAAGCCGGTAATGGCCTGATTGACGAAGGCCGTCGTTGCAATCTGTGTCGAGTCCGTGCCCGCGACCGCCGTTGGAGCCGTGGGCGATCCCGTGAAGGTGGGTGACGCCAAGGGGGCTTTCGCCGATAGCAGACTGTCGACCTGCGACTTGCGAACAAGATCGGTCCCGCTGCTGGCATCTTGTCCAGATTTTGGCACGAGAGAGAAGGTTTTGGCCCCACCAACTGTCTGCGTGCCCACCAGCGCCAGAAAGCCGCCACTCCCGGCTATGGGGACGATGGAGGTTGCATTGCCGCTGCCGTCGTCGCCCTTGCCGACATAGACCGTGTTGTCGACCTCGTTGTGGGCAAGCTCGCCTGATTTCAGTGCTGCGGGCGCACCCGCCACGCCCGAGACGCGGCGTTTGAGCTGGATCGTATTGGCCATCAGAAAAATCCTCCATTGATAGGGGCGTCGGTGGGCAGGATCGTGATGCCCGGATCACCTTGATCGCCCTTGTCGCCTTGTGGGCCCGTCGCCCCCTGCGGGCCTGGCTGGCCGCCAAGCCGAATACGGAATGGCCCGTTTACAACACGCACCTTGATCGGCGCGGTGATGGTGATCGGGCCTGTTTGCCGGATCGCTTCACTCATGGGCTCAGCCCTCGCGTCACCGGCAACATCACGGGGATTTCGAGAAGGAAGCCCAAGTGTAGGTCTGGCTCGAGATCAGTGCGCACCAAATCCAGCACCACGCGCCCCGGCGTGAGCACGGCGGTTTGGGACGGTGTCAGAGACAGTTCCAATACAGTTGCTGTGATGTGCTCTATCCCGCCATCAGCGCTTGAGAGTTCTGCCAGTAGCGTCGGATCACTGGGTTTGAGGCGCAGATGGCCGGCATAGCTCGCGGCCTCGGCAAAGACGGGTGCCTCGGCCTCAATCTGCAGTCGCCAAGCATAGCCAACGAGGATCGCCGGACCTTCGCTCAAAGTGGCGATCGTCATGGTTGCCACCCACAGAGCCGCGCGCCGACTTCGTTATGGGCAACGATCTGGGCCAGAGTTTCATCGCTCAGCAGGTCCTGGCGCGAGGGGCGAATAGGCTCGGCCCAATCGCAGTCGTCCCGCAAGCCTCGCGGATCAATCGCGCATCCAGCGGTCAGCCCGACGGTCAAGCTCAGCGCGGTCAGTATTCTGAACCTCATGGCGGATGTCCTTGGATGATTGCAGTGCCCGGACCCGGGCGTCGGCGCGGCGGATGGCGAGCTCGGCCTCTGCGGCAAGCCGGCCCCGGCGGATCAGGAGCCAGATGGCGATGCCCATGGCCGCAACAATCGCGCCCCAATAGGCAAAGCGCCGCCCAAGGCTGGAAAGCAGCGAGGTCAAGATGAGGGTCATGGCGTTTTCCCCGTGCGGTGATCGTCGATCCGGGCCGCCTTCGTGCGCAGCGCATAAATCACCACGCCAATGAACACCGCCGCGCCGATCCATGGCAGGGAGACGGAGAGCCACTCCTCCAGCCCGATCAAGGTGAACACGCGTCCGGCCACATCGCGCGCCTGTTCAGCTTCGACCAACGCTGGTGCAATCTGACTGCCGATCGATCCCGCCGCGCCAATCACGCCGAGACCGATCTGCGCATTGGCAGCCGTCAGGATCCGGCTTTGTGCAGGCGCGCCAGATGCCCTCTCCGGTGCGATTTCCCGAGATGACGCTCTGTCCAGTGCCTCAGTCAGCACCACATCGATGATCGGTGCGAGGGCCAGGTCGTTGTCCTGCCGGAAGGCCAGAATGGCAGCGCGGGTGCGTGGGCCAACCTTTCCATCTATTTGGCCGACTTCGTGATAGCCGAGGGCTTTCAACCGTCGCTGGACAGCCGCCACCGAGAGCGTCACAGCAGGTGCGACATCGCCCGCGCGCCGCACCCCGAGGAGCTTCGAGACCGGGTAGCGCTTCATATTGACGGCGTCGTCTTGGTTGCCGCCCAGGCCCCAGAGCCATTGTCCCTCGATCCGGTCGATGAAGAAGACATGGCCCTGCCAGCTGGACGAGCCGCGGGGGATCACGCCGATGTCGCCCCGCTGGGCGTCGGCAACCTCCACCGGCACACCCCAGTCGAGATAAGAGCGCGCGGTCAGCTTACGGGTCGAGCGGATCCCGGCCCTCTCGAGGCAGTGCCCGACGAATGCAGCGCACCAGGCCACAGAGTCATGTTCAACCCAGTCGTGACCGACCGAGGCGTACATCTCCATGATGATGGGATTGTCGGCGGGACCCGGCCCCTCGGTTGTGCCGATGTAGTTGCGGGCGATATCGAACGGCGTCATGGTTGTCTCCCGTACAAAAAAACGCCGCCCCAAATGGGACGGCGCGCAGGATTTCTGTGTGTGTTGGGCGGGTTATTTCTTGCGGCATAGCCAGGCGGCCAGCAGAGCTTCTGCCCCACGAGGGCCCAGGTATGCGAGCGTTGCCACGAACCCGGTCGAGACGGGCTGCGACAGGCTGATATAGCGTGCCGCTGCCTCCCCGATCAGCGCCATGCCGACGGCGACGGGGATTTCCCAGAGGAGTTCTTTGCCGAAGAAGCGTCTATTGCCGAGCTTCACCTCCCCCGAATGCCACATCAGCCGGCCGGTGAAGGCACCGATCAGTGTGGTCACCGCCCCACCGAAGAACGAGTTGATCATGTCGATGAACCCACCGTCATTCATGGGCGTGCCTCCTCAAGCGCCGCCACCCGGGCGGCCAGTTCCTTGACGGCCTCGATCAGAAGACCGGTGATGTTGCCGTAAGCGACGGAGAGCTGACCCGCCTCGTTGTCCCGCACCACTTCGGGCAAGACCGGCTCGACCTCCTGGGCGATGACGCCGATCTGGCGGCTGCCATCCATGGTGAAGCGCACGCCGCGCAAAGCGCTAACCAAGGCCAGCGCATCGACGATGGTCTCCACCTCCGACTTCAACCGTGCATCTGACGACGAGACGAAGTTCGGGGCGGTGACGACGCCGGTGAAGGTCGCGCCAGCGAGCGCAGCCTTCGCCGCGATCGCCGCGTCGTAGTCGGCGGCGGATTTCGTGGCCATGGTCCCGAGGCCAAGGTTCGTGCGAGCTACAGCAGTGTTCGCGAGCCCGGCCAGATTGCCTGCCGCATCGAGCAGCGCATCCCAGCCTGTGTTGGTGGCGTTTCGTCGGCGCAGCACAGGCGGTGAGACCGAGGTGTCGGCCCAGAGCATGCCCGCCGTCGTCGCTGTTGGCGCCGAGGCCCCCGCACTCGTCGATTGCAGCGCCGCAATCACCTCATTGATGCGCGACCGAACGGCCGCGCCTGCGTCGTTCGCAATCACGAAGCTGGATGTCTGGGGCATTAAGCGACCTCATCGGCGTAAAGCCGCAATTGGCTGACGATGGGCGTGTAGGACGCATCCTTCGTCGTGAGAAACGCCCGCGCCTCTACCGCGCGGGCTTCGATTTCATGGTTGTCGAGACGACCCCAGGGGCCCCAGTTCGGCGATGCAGTCGGATCATCATCGGTCTCGCGGATCTCAAAGAGTACGTCGATTTCTGCGCCGGCCGAGCCGTCGAAGTCAGCCCACGTGTCCATCAAGGCGGTGCGCGCGTCGATCCGATCGTTGAGTGCCAATGCCGCCACGCCGATTTCCGAGCGCAGGCGGACACGTTTAACAGCTCCAAGGTCGAGACCGGTGGCGAAAGCGTATTCGCCGTCCATTGCCGTCACTTGGGTTACGCCATTCGTGGTCGCGGTGGCGAGTGTCAGGTTCGCACCCGTGACCTGCAGCCCGGATTTTGGGCCGACAAAACCAGGATCGGCTTGCAGAAAGTCCAAGGTCGAGAAGGCCAGCACTTGCGCGCCCTTGGTCGAGACCCGGGTTTCAGGGCCAGCACGGCCGCCGCTGTCTTCAGCCCGGACCAGATAGGTACCAGGTTTCAGCGGCACGACGGCGATGGCCTCGCCGCCCGAGACCCGGTCCATCGAATAGCTGTCGGCCCAGGTGGCCGTCGCTTCCTTCGAGTGCCGGATTACGATATTGCCGCCGACCCGCACGTCAGGATCGGCAGAGCGCGTCCATTTGAGGATCGCAAGCCCACCCGCCGTTTGCAGGGTCACATTCTCGAGCTGCGCTGGTGGTGCCGTCAGCCCAAGGATTTCGGCTTGGGTTTCCTGCCAAGGCGAGGAGACGCCCAGAACCGAGATCGCCTTGACCCGGAAAACCCAAGCCCCCGGCGCGATGTCGCGGATTTCGAGCGCGGTGCCGTCGGTGCGGCCATAGTCGATCCAGTCGGCCGCACCAGCAAGTTTACCTTGCAGCTGATAGGCCGCGACAAACCCGGATGGGGCTGCTTCCCAGCTAATCTTGGCCAGAACCTTCAGCCCGCCCCCATCCCGCGTGATGTAGAGGTCCTCGCTGACCTGCGGCGCGCCGGGTGCCGGGATGTCATAGGCATTCGGCAGCGCTGTTCGTGGGGCGGCCGCATAGATCTGCTGCTCGGACGCCGACCAGTCATAGACCAAGGGCGAAGTCTCGCGGAGCACCAGCTCAGGCAACAAAAGCGCGCCATCGTCCGAGGCTGTCAAATCAAGGCTCACCCCATGCACCTCGAAGGGCTTCGCCGCAAAGCCCCAGCGCGCAAAGGACAGCGTCACCACATCGCCGACGGTGGCCGCCCAGGCGGAAAGCTTGCCCGACAGCCGGACCGTCATCTGGCGACGTGCGCGTTCGAGCTCGATCTTTGCCAGCCGCTGCGCCATCGACGCCGAGATCGTGAACGGCAGCGAGATATCGCGCCACTTTTGTTCGCCACCGTCCTGGGCCACATAGACAGCGCTCGAATAGGCCGGGAAGTCATCTGGCTGCCAGTCGTTCTCGGGGCTTACGAACTGGCCGCGCACGCCGTTGAAGTTTGACGACATCGTCACGCGCGTCGCCAAGGTCAGCCCACCTTCGCGGACATGGTCCGAGGTAAGCGCCACATCGGGCGCACGCCAAGCGCCTGCATGGATGCGCCAGGCTCCACCTGAGAAGGCGCAACGCCCGGCGAAGGACGAGAGCATCCCCTCGATGATCGTCTTCGGGACCTCCGAGAGGATGATCACCCCATTACAGGCATAGCGCGGCTCGAACCCGCCACCGGCCAGCGCGACAGTCTCGTCGCATATGTTCGCCGCCTCGACCAAAGACATCTCGTCAATCCCGTCGGGCTGCCCGATCCGCGCGCCGATGCCCCAGGTCGGGTTGGCCATGTAATCGGCAAGGCAAAGGGCGGGGTTTTCCGAATAGACTGCGGTTTGCGTCCGCGGGTCCCAGATGTCGTCCTTGCCCTCGAGATCGACCGTGATGTTCGGGATCCCGCCCGGGAAGGCATCCTGGTCATAGGTCAACCGCAGCCGGATCGCGGCACAGCCCCGCAGCCGATGGTTCTCGGTCCACTTGTCCGGCAGCGCTGCCTTCAGGCCCGCGAAGGCCGTCTGATTTGCAGCGCCGAGTTTCTTCTCGACGACAACGTTTCCGGCCCAGCGGCCCTGCGCGGTCCCAGCGGCATCAACAGCCACTTCGCCCTCAAAATAGATCGCCCCAATGGATTTGACCCGATGCGTGGCCAGTACGATCACCAGATCGAGGTATTTGTTGTCCGACCCCGAGGAATGCAGGAAGACGATGACCCCGCCCTTGCGGGTGCGGCCATAGACGAGGTCGCGCGGCACCACGGGCTCGCGGATCGTCACGGTGCGCGGCTGCATCGTGGTCTGCGGCTTTGGCATCAGGGCCTGCGCCGCGTAGGACAGCAGAAGCGTCCCGCCAATCCGCAGAAGTGCGGCACCAATGCCGCCTGCAGCCAATACGCCGCTGATCGCCCCCGCGATCGCGGTGACGGCTGTCACGATGAAGGGCATGGATTGGATCCGTGTTCAGATGGGCCAGGCAAGCCGGCAAGAGGTGAGCGGTACAGTCACGAGGCCTTCGGGGGCTATCCCAACTGCCGAAGCCCCGGTGCAAATGCCGAAGCCGAGGCCAGTGTCGGCCAAAACGATGTCGCCGCGCCCAGCAAGAAGGACAGACGGGCGCGGTTCGCCCAAAAGGGAGCGCCCCATTTCCTCGAGCGAGGCCCAGCCCAAGCGGCGCATCACGCGCTCGCCGCCGAGCGCGGTTGTGTAGCGCCCGCGCCAGAGGGCCGCGATGTCCTCACCGCCGGTCAGGATCATACGCGTTTCAAACGCAAAGGTCGGGCAGTCATGGACGCCCCAAACGAAAGGACGCACGCGTGCGGTATCGATCGCCGATGCAAGCAGGCGTTCCCAGTGATCAACGCGTGCCATTTCTATCCACGTCCCCAGGTGATTTCCCGATCCTGGATCGCGGTGACGTATTCGAACCCGAGATCGCCGGGAAATAGGACCTGCTGGCTTTCATGGGTGTAGCGCCAGGTCCGCGCCACGGTCAGGTCGATGAGACGGCTCTCATAGCTGATGGTGATCGTGCAGGTGTCTGCGTCGTCCTTGATTTCAGGGACATCGAGGCGACCAGAAAAGGCCTGAACGGGATCGGCGATGATGCTGCCATTCTCGGCCAAAAGCCCCAACCAGATCCGGCCCGGCAGACCCTGGCGTGCTTCTTCGATCGCCATCTGCACGAGATCCAGCGGCACGCCGGACAGCGAGACGGCCGTGCCGCCTGCCACGACCTCGCCGGTTTCGTCGAGGGAGCCGAGACCCAAAAGCGATCCAGCGCCGGCCCAGTTCTCCCCATTCCAGCTGACCTCTCCAAGACCTGACCAGATCCGCACCCAACCCGTGGCGAACTGGCCCTCGAAGAAGATGACAGGCCGCAGGCTTTGATCAGCCAGCGCAGTGGCGAAGGCGAGGGTCAAATCGCGGCTCATCAGAGCACCTCTCTGGTTAAAGGGCTTCGCGGGCGGAAATCGTGAAACGGTGCTGATCCGCACGGCTGATGACCGAGGGCACTGGGGCCGTCAGGCGCAATAGAACAGACGGGGCATCAAGGCCGAGCAGCGTACCGACCGGAACCGAGGCCCTGAGCAGCGGCACAAAGGCGAGCGTGGCCTCACTGCCTACGGGCGTAACATCCGACGTGATCTGGTAAAGCCGCGTGCCGGCCTCCGACCCCAGCTGGAAGAAATCCCCCGCGCGCAGCCCAAGTCCCCAACCTGCCGTGCGAAGGGTGGATGCCCCTGCGACTTGCGCCTCAGTCACGTAAGGATTGCCCGCCGCCAACGGTACCTCGATCGATGGATCGGGGAAGAGGAACCGGCCCCGCAATCCACCAAGCGCGGTGAAGAAGGCTGAAAGCCGCCGAGCCTTCGCTCCTTGGGTCACCGCCATATCGATCTGATACTCCCACCAGGAGGCGCCCCAATCCTGGATTTGCGACGTGCCGGTGAACGGCGAGCGCGCCTCGGCGACTGATGTGACCAGCCGCCGCTCGAGCGAAGACACGAGCGTTAGGGGCAAGACAGGAATGGCCATGATTTTAAATCACCTGACCCCGGCGTCGGCCATCGGCCACGCTTTCTTTTGCGATGCGGGCGATTTCCGGAATGGCCGCGCGAAGGCGCGCATCGATCTGCTCGGCCACGCCCATTTGCGCCCCGCGTGCGTCGATGTTCACGGTGACGCCCGAACCAGTGCTGCCTTGTCCGTAACTCGCCGCCTCGCGTCGGTTCAGCACCCGTTCCCCGCGCTGCAGTATCGTCGGAACTTCGTCAGGGCGCAGACCGGCCCAACCGCCAGAATGCATCCGGGGAGCACCAGCGAAGGCCATTGCCGGCACCGAGCGGCGATGTCCGGACAGCCCAACGATGCCGCCCGCATGCGAGACAGCCGCCGCGACGGAACCGCCGCCAAAGATGCCGGAGAGCGCCGAGGCGATGGGCCCGAGCACTGCACGCTTGAACGACAGGACAGCCAGGTCCGCCAGGATTGAGCGCACGAGGCTCTTGAAGTCGAACTTGCCGGTCTCGACGAAGCTCCGAAAGGCGCTTTCTGCGCCACTGAAAGCACCGGTCAGGGTTTCGCCGAGGCCTTTGCCCCAGTTCAGGGCGTCGGTGGCATAAGCCTGAAGAGATTCTGAGACTGCACGCCACCCGGTGGCGATCCGATCTCCGGCACTTCCTGCCGCACCACCGGCACGCCCCATGGCGTCCGATAGCCGATCCGCGGAGGCCGTGGCCTCATCCAGTGCCGCCGCGCCGTCTTCACCGGTGCCCGCAACGGCATCGCGAAGTGCGCCCCAGGAGGTGAGTGGGGCTGTCGCTCCATTCGCAAGGTCTGTGGCGGCATGCCGGTAAATATTGGCTGTTTCCAGTGCATCCGCTGCAATGCCATCAAGGCCAAGATCGGGAGCTGTGAGCGGATTATCTCCAAAGGCTCGCCGAAACGCCTCTGCTGCAGCCGTTCCCGCATCGGCTGAGGCGCCAGCAAAAGGATTAGCAATGTCGCCGAGGCTGATTTCGCCGATCTGACCAAAGGTGGTTTCGATGCCAACCGCCGCCAACGCATCCCGAATGCGCCCGGTGAAGGCGTCAATTCGGCGAATTGCGCCGTTCAGCATGGCCTCGATCCCGTCGAGCATGCGGTTGGCCGCCGAGAAGACCAGATCCCCGATCACATCCGGTAGGCGCGACCAGATTTCGCGCACGGCCAAAAGCGCGCCCTCGAAGGTGTTGGCGGTGGTGTTGCCAAAGGCGACCACACTCTCGATGGCTCCAGCCATGCCGGTCGCCGCATCGGCTTTGAGATCATAAAACATGGCTGTGGCACGCGACCCGGCCGCGTTGGCCCCCATTTTGGTCCGTTCCCAGACCTCGACAGCGACATCTTTCAAGAGCCGCATGGCTTCACCGAAGCCGCCTGCGCCAGACGCCAACCGGCTGAACCAGTAGACCAGTTCGCCTGCGCCCACGATCAGCGCACCGATTCCGGTGCGGATCAACGCGCCTTTCAGGACCACGAGCGTTGTAGCCAAACCCCGCACCGACAGGGCGGCAGCCGCCGTCGCGGCCACCCAGCGACCCGCGAGGAAGGTGGCAAAGGTGCCTGCGTAGATCGCGAGCCGGTCGAGATTGGCGAGCACCGCGTCGAAGGCTCGGCTGATCGGGCTGGTGGAAGAGGCCAGCGCGACAAAGGCATTGGCCGCGGCCTCTAGCGTGGGTGCCAGCGCCACGGCGATCCGATTGCGCACCCCGGCGAAGACCTGGCCGATACTGACCAGCGCCAGTTCGGACCGGCGCATCGCGGCAATCGCGTCCGCATCTAAAACAGCGCCTAATGCCTGCGCCTGCGCGCCAAGCCTGGTCATCTCTGCACCGCCGTTTTGCAAGAGCGGGATCAGCCGCGTCGCATCCGAGGCCATCGCCTCGAGATAGAAGGTCATCTCCTGTTGGCTGACGCCCGCCCGCTCGAGACTGTCGATATAGAGTTGCAGGGCTTCCGGCCCCGAAAGCCTGGCGAA